ACAGATCATTATTTTTTGCTTCTGCAACAGATTCTGCTGGAGGTGGTTACAATCACCTTGATACAATTGATGTATCTACACGAGCAAAAGTACTTAAATTTGAAGGAACTAGTAATATAAAATTTAAAACTAGTCCTGAACAAAATATAAGTATTGATGCTGGTCTTTCTGGAATTACAACAAATATTAATAATAAAGTAATTAATCTTGGAGTTGAATATGCAAATGGAGTTTCTGAATCGGAGATAAATAAAAAGACGGGAGATGTAATTTACATTACGAATCGATCTGTTGTTCAGAGAGATTTGAGACAAAAAGAAGACATCAAAATTGTCCTGGAATTCTAATAAAAAAAGATGGCACAAAAAACTAATTTAAATATAAATCCATATTATGATGATTTTGATTCTGAAAAGAATTTTCAAAAAGTTTTATTTAAACCAGGATTTCCTGTACAGGCAAGAGAACTAACAACTTCTCAATCTATTTTACAAGATCAATTAGAAACATTTGGAACTAATATTTTTAAAGATGGATCAGTTGTTGTTCCTGGATCTATTGCATATGAGAATAACTATGCTTCAGTAAAATTAAAACCTTCTAATTTTGGTGTAGACATATCTCTTTATATCAAAAATTTTATAGGTAAAAAAATAATAGGACAGAGTTCTGGTGTAGAAGCAAATATAAAATTTGTTCTTTTACCTGAAGAAGATAGTAGGGTAAATGATGTTACATTATATGTAAGTTATATTACTAGTGGTAATGACTTTAATCAAAATATTTTTTCTGATGGAGAAGAATTAGTTTGTAATGAGAATGTTCAATTTGGTCTTTCTACCATTAATGCAGGAGAAGTTTTTGCCTCTTTAACTACAATTGACGCAACTTCAATTGGCAGTGCTGCACTTATAACAAAAGGTGTTTATTTTGTAAGAGGATATTTTGTTAATGTTGATGAGCAAAAAATAGTATTAGATACATATACAAACAACTCTTCTTATAGAGTCGGATTGCAAGTTGATGAAAAAATTATCACGGCAAAAGACGATTCAAGTTTATTTGATAATGCAAAAGGATTTAGTAACTTTGCGGCACCAGGTGCCGATAGATTTCAGATAAAATTAACTTTAATTAAAAAAGATCTTACTGATAATGATGATGCGAATTTTATTGAATTAATGCGTATCGATAAAGGTAAAATTAAAATAATACAAACAAAAAGTGAATATAATAAAATTAGAGATTACATAGCAGATAGAACTTTTGATGAGTCTGGAAATTACTCTGTAAATCCATTCGATGTTTCTGTATTTAATTCATTAAATAATGGATTAGGTAATAATGGATTATACTATCCACAAGAACTTACTGAGCAGCAAAATACTCCAGATGATGATTTGATGTGTATTAAAATATCATCTGGTAGAGCATATGTTGCTGGATATGATGTAGATAAAAATGGAACTACTATTTTAGATATTGAAAAACCTAGAGAAGTTGGTATTCGTAGTGATGTTGCGCTTGGATATGAGTTAGGTAATTTACTCAAAGTAAATACCGTATCTGGATTACCTGATTCGGGAAGTGTTATTCAAATATATAATAATTTTAATGGAACTGGTGATATCATTGGAAGTGCAAGAGTTTATAGTTTTAATCTTGAAGATGCAAACTATGTGAATGATGCCACAGTATGGGATTTAAGATTATTTGATATACAAACTTATACTGCAATTACTTTAAATCAATCCGTTAATTCTTCTGAAGTGAGAGAAGGTTCCTTTATCAAGGGTAAGAATAGTGGAGCAAGTGGATATTCTGTGGGTGCAGGTGGTGGTGCTACTATTAATATTGTTCAGACATCTGGAACTTTCCATAAAGGAGAATCGATTGAAATTGATGGATCTAGTGATGTTCCTAGGTCTATTGGTGTTGCAACGGCATATAATACGCAAAATATTAAATCTGTTAAGGTAGGAACTACATTTAGTGCCAATAGTGTTTTAGAAGTATTTCCAATTCCAAATGGAATTAAAGAAGTAAATATTGATTCTAATAATGTTGTTCGTTCTGCTAGAAATATAGAATTTACAGGTTTAAGAGTTGGATCTGTTGTCAGATATCAAAGAGTAGGAGTTAATACAGAAACATATAATAAAGTTGCTAGTATTTCTGCTGATGGACTGTCAATGACTCTTGAAGCAATTGCTACTGATATTCCTGGTGTTTATGATGGTAAATTGCCAAGTGCTGATGTATCAGTACAAATGTTTGCTGGTGCTCCTATTGTAAGAGGTTCTGGTCAGTTATTTGTTCCTCTTGCAAACAGAAATGTATCTCAGGTTAATTTAACTAATTCCGAGTTTAAGATATCCACACTTGTTACTAAAACTCCTGGTGTTGGTGGTACGGTTACTATAGGAAATGCCGACATTTCAGGTCTTACTAACTTCAGTTTTGAACCTTTTGATGCGGATAAATATGCCGTATCTAGAAATGATACCAATGCGATTGTACCTATTATCAATGCTAATAGGAATACAGATGGTTCTTCAATAACTTTACGTGGTTTAGAAAATACTGCAAGTACTATTTCTGTTTCTTTAAGTAAAAAAGGTCTTGTTAGTAAAGAAAAAGTATATGATCGTAGTAGAAAAGTTACTGTAAATACATCAAGAAATCAATCTTCTGGTTCTAATGATGATGGAAATAGTTCACTTGCTAATGGATTAACATATGATACTAATCATAAATATGGAACTAGAGTAGAAGATGAAGAAATATGTCTGAATTATCCAGATGTTGCTAAAATTATAGCAATTTATGAATCTGTAAATACATCTGCACCAACCTTTGATACATTACTATTTGACAGTACATTAAATGTTAATAGTAATGCTGTAATTGGTGAAAATATAAAATCATTAGATGGAAAAACTGTAGCAAGAATTGTTGGGAAATCTTCAGATACCGTAGAAATAGTTTATCTTTCATTGAATAAATTTGATGATTTGGATATAGTAGAATTTGAAGAATCAAATATAAAAGGTGAAATTAAATCTCAATCTGAGGGTAAATATAAAGATTTAACAAATTCCTTTATTTTAGATAAAGGTCAAAGAAATCAATATTATGATTATTCTCGAATTGTTAGAAATGCAGGATCTTCAACTCCATCTGCTCAGTTAACGATTATTTTTGATCATTATACAGTTCCTGCAGGAGATACTGGAGATGCTTTTACAGTACTAAGTTACGATAAAGAGAGATTTAGAACTGATATACCAGCAATAGGAGTAAATCGAGCTTCTGATACAATTGATTTTAGACCAAGAGTTCCAGTGTATAATCCAAATACTGCAACTGTTTCTCCCTTTCATTATTCTTCAAGATCATTTGATAATTCCATTACAAAATACTTAGTTCCGGAAGAAACTTTAAGAGTTGGATATGAATTTTATCTACCTAGAATTGATAAATTATTATTAAATAAGTACGGAAATTTTGTATATAAAAAAGGTATTTCTTCAGAATCTCCAAAGTCTCCAGTAAATGATGATAGTGCAATAATGGAAATTGCAACTATTAATCTACCTCCATATCTTTATGCACCACAAAGTGCAATTATCTCTCAAAAAGATAACAGAAGATATACAATGAGAGATATTGGTAGACTTGAGAATAGAATATCTAATTTGGAAGAATTGACATCTTTATCTTTATTAGAATTAGATGCTAAGAGTATGCAAATTCGTGATAGTGAGCAATTAGATAGATTTAAAACAGGATTTTTTGTAGATGCATTTAATGATTATAGTTTTATTAATCGTAATCATTCTACAATTGAAGTAAATCCTGATATGGGTGAAATTAATCCATTTATAACTAGAAATACTTTAGCATCACAAGTTACTCCCGCAGAAAGTATAACACCTGAGCAATTAGATTTTGGAACTGATTTTGAATTGTTAGATTCCAATGTTAAAAAAACGGGTAATTCGGTAACTTTAAATTATGAAGAAGTTTCTTGGATTGAACAACCAAAAGCATCATTTGCCGAATTAGTTAATCCATTTGAACAACAGGCATTATCAGGAAGTGTTGAATTAACACCAAAAACTGATTTTTGGCATGATACGATTCAAACAAATCTAGAAACAAAAGTAACTGGAACAAATAGAGAAAAAACTTTAAGAAACAGAATAGATCTTGGTGAACAAAGAATTGATTTAGGATCTATTACAGTTTCTGAAACAGAATCTTCAACAACTAATCAAATAAATGGCAATGGTAGGAATACTTCTACCTCAGAAACATCTATAACAAATATTGATACTATCACTGAGAGTATTGATCTAAGATCAAAATCTGAAGATTCTATAACTTTTAGAGATTCAAGTAAATTTTTTAGAAATGAATTAACTTCTTCTGGTGAAGAATCTTTTATGAGATCTAGAAACACTGAATTTAAAGGTTATGGATTTGGTTCATATACAGAGGTTTATGGATTTTTAGATGGTTTAAAACCAATTGTTGTCCCCAAATTACTTGAGATAACAACAGAAAAAGGTGGGGAAACTATTGGTGCTATAGGATCTTTTAATGTAGGTGAAACAGTATTAGTATATGATCCTGTAGATACTAATAAAATTATAGGAAAATTTAGATTATGTTCACCAAATCATAAAGAGGGTCCATATTTTGGTCCGACAGAAACATATCTGTTTTCTCCGTATAGTCATGGTGACATTGAACTTCCACAAGTATATTCTAATTCCACACCAATATTAAATATTGATACCAGAGCTCTTTGTGAAAGAGCACAAGGCACTTTCTTTGGATATGCAAAGAAAAATTCTCAAATTAAAGGTGAATCTAGTGGTGCAACAGCATTTGTAAAAGGTGGAGACCTTGCGGGTAGACTGAGACTAATTACAGATACTTTTGGTGGTATCAAAGGATCTTTCTTCATTGAAGATCCACATAGTACAACTCCCCCAGAAACTAAATTCCGCACTGGATCTACTGAATTTGTTATCACTACTAGTCCGACTAATGTTGTGAATTTACCGGGACAATCATCAATAGTCAGAGCCTCAGCATCTTATGAAACCGGTGGAACATTAGATCAATGGGAAAATCAAAAAGTTGTAAATACAGATATTATAACTATTAATTCAGTAGTTAAAGTAAGTGGTAGTGTTGCCACATCATTAACTACTCAAAATCAACATACACACACTGAATATAATGAGTATGTGGATCCAGTGGCACAAACATTTGTTGTTGGAGGAAATGTAGAGGCACCTTCTGCAGTCAATCAAAATAGTGATAAAGATGGTGCAGTTTTAACTGCCGTTGATATATTTTTCTCAGAAGTTGATTTAGAACAACCAATAAGGTGTCAAATAAGAACTGTTACAGGTGATGAAAGACCTTCAAGATTTGTACTGGCAGAAAAAGAATTGAGACCACAGACAGGAAACGCTGCAGGTGCAAGAGTTACTAATGTCTTTACTTCTGATGATGCTTCTGTTCCAACAAAATTTATATTTGATGAACCAGTATATCTTGCACCAGGAACTTCATATGCAATTGTATTAATTGCAGAAAAATCTTTAAAATATAAAGTTTGGACAGCAATTCAGGGAGATAGAGTTGTTAATCCTGAAGTTTCTAGTGCCGCACTTACAGAAAACTTTAGTGTATCGGGAAATGAGGCAGTAGAGCAAGCTCAATATACAACCCAATATGCATTAGGTTCTTTCTTTGCTTCTCAGAACGGTGCTTTATGGACAGAAAATCAGAGACAAGATCTTACATTTAGATTGTATAAAGCAAAATTCACTTCCGGAACTGGAAGTGTATTATTTAATAATCCAGTATTGGATCAAAGTAATGATTATGTCAAAAAATTAAATAGTAATCCCGTCAGAACATTATCAAAAACTGGAAAAATTGGTATTACGACATCTAATTATCTTGATACAACACTTGTCGCCGGAAGAAAAATTTCATCTCCAAATGATGTTGGATCTGCTGTTATTACTGGAACAGGATCGTCTTGTGAAACAATTTCTATTGTTGCAGGATTTGCCGGAACTAACTATGCTACTGATAGTGATGTAGAAACTTTTGCTATTACCGGAAAAGGATCTGGATTAAAATTATCAATCGATACGGTAGATGAGTATGGTGTTATCACAGGAATATCAGTATTGAGTGGAGGAGGTATCGGTTATCAAGTAGGTGATGTAGTTGGTATTGTTACAAGCACAGTTGGCTCTGGTGCAACAGCATCTGGTGCTCAAATATCAATTGGTTCTATTGGATTTAAAAATATGATTTTTGTTGATAATATTCAAGGAGATAATTCTTTTAATGATATTGGTGGTGATTTA